GCTGCACTAGGTATATGTGCAGAAGGTGGTGAGTTTACTGAGGTGGTGAAGAAGTGTATCTTCCAAGGCAAACCAATGGATGAACATACTATCTTTCATCTGAAACGTGAACTTGGAGATATCATGTGGTATATCTCTCAAGCTTGTATCGCACTAGATACTAGTATAGAAGATATTATCTACATGAATATTGAAAAGTTGGAAGCGAGATACCCAGATGGTTTTGAGGCATTTCGTTCTAACAATAGAGATGAAGGAGATGTATAAGTGGATTTTCTAAAAGACATTGCAAAGACAGCAGGGAATGAATACGCAGCACTAGTTTCGGAAGGTGTAGAGGCAGGAGATGTTGATTCGTTTATCGACACTGGTTCTTATATCTTTAACGCACTATTGTCTGGTAGTATCTATGGTGGGTTGCCTGCGAATAAGATTACAGCCGTTGCTGGTGAATCCGCCACAGGTAAGACATTCTTTGTCATGGGAATGGTAAAGAGTTTTCTTGATGCAAACCCAGATGCTGGAGTATTATACTTTGAGAGTGAATCTGCAATCACCAAACAGATGGTTGTGGATCGTGGTATCGACCCCTCTCGCATGGTTATCCTACCAGTGACAACTGTGCAAGAGTTCAGAACTCAGGCGATTAAGGTGCTGGATGCGTTCCTCGCTCAGAACGAAGCAGACCGTAGACCTCTGATGTTGTGTCTGGATTCTCTTGGTATGTTGTCAACTACGAAAGAGGTAGAGGATACAGCGGAAGGTAAGGAGACAAGAGACATGACGAGAGCCCAAGTTCTCAAAGCAGCGTTCAGAGTTCTTACTCTGAAACTTGGTAAGGCGAAAGTGCCGATGGTGGTGACGAACCATACCTATGATGTGGTCGGGTCGATGTTCCCTACGAAAGAGATGGGTGGCGGGTCAGGTCTAAAGTATGCTGCAAGTAGTATCGTATATCTCTCTAAGAAGAAAGAGAAGGATGGTACTGAGGTGATCGGTAATATCGTTCACTGTAAGAATGCTAAGAGTCGATTGACGATTGAAAACAAAATGGTTGATGTACGTCTAACCTATAGTAAAGGACTTGATCGTTACTATGGACTACTAGACTTGGCGTTGAAGTATGGTATCTTTAAGTCTGTCTCTACTCGTGTGGAGTTACCAGACGGTACTAAGACTTTCGGTAAGACGATTAATAATCAACCAGAGAAATTCTTCACGGAAGAAGTAATGGCTCAGTTGGATGAATGTGCATCCAAAGAGTTTAAGTATGGCAACAACAAGGAAGTGGAAATAGAAGATGACAACAGCGAAGCAGAAGTTTGATAAACTTTGGATGCTAAAGGAAGAGATTGAATATGCAGAAAGTCAATTGCAGCCGCATGACACTGGACATATCAATACTGCAATTGGATGGATGAATAGTCGATTGAAAACTCTCAAGACTGAGTTGGAGAATGAACTAGATGAAGCCTCTACTCAATAGAAAAGAAGAATGCCTCACGATACTCATGGAAGAGTGTGGTGAGGTTATTCAAGAAGCATCTAAGATTATGAGGTTTGGTAATGACACATCCAAACTCACTAAGGAACTAGGTGATCTACAGTTTATGATTAACCTTACAGCGAATCACCTTGGTATTGATTCGGTGTCAATTGGTGTTTACGCCAATGAGAAACGTGAAAAACTTAAAAAATATTCTGACTTAATTGATAAGTGATTGATTCTATTAAGAATCTTTTTTTCATTTTTCGCTATTTTTCTCTTGACTTTGTTCTCAGAACATCGTATAGTATATGTATAGTTAAGAGAAAGAGGTTCGATATGACTCAGTTTGTGAAAGAAGAATTTACTTGGGATGGTATGTATCTCATGTACAAAGGTGATTTCGCTGGTGCCCAGATGATGATGGATGTTCATCCGAATGCTCACCCTAGTTGGGAAGGTAAGTTGAAGCCTGCGTTTGTGGCACGGTTCAAGTATCGTAAACCTTACAAGACTTGGATTAACTTTCTAGTCAAGAACGCTACTGTTGAACAATACATGGCCCTTGCAAAAGAAACTAGTCCGCTTGATGCAATGAAAAAACTTGGTTATGAAGGGAAATAAATGATGGATATGGCTCAAACAATCGGTGGTGATTTAATTGTTAATAATATTGATATCACTACATTTGAGGGAACAATCATTGGCGATTTGGTTGTTTATGAAAAGGGTGGTAATCCACTTGACGGATATACGCTTTATGGTTTTGATGAAGTGGGTATGTTTGATGGTGAGTTTAAGAACCCACAATATTGTATGATGGAGATTGGATAATGACACATATGGAATATCTAACAAAGATTCAAAACGACTATTTGTTCTTCAAAGATATGTTGAAGTCTCTAGAGAAGATTGAAAAGAAAACGCCAGGCAATGGTTTCGCAAAAATGAAGTGTCGTGAACGGATTGCAGAACTAGAAGCAATCTTTGATGAGATTGATTACGCAGCACAGGTGACTTATGACTAAGATGAATATCGAACAGTACTTTGCAGAATGTCTACAGATGGATTGGTTCTACGATTACTCTGATGACCATTCTGTATGGACTCGTGGCAATAATCGTGATAGGGAACTAAGCCGAATCGCAGATGGTAGTCCGATACTTGAAAAGATTTATAGTGATTTTCGATATCGCTATACTCGTGGTGAGATTGAACGTCCACAACTCACTGATTATATTGAAGAAATAAATTGAAAAAAGTACTTGACATTTGCTGTGGATTTGTTATAATAACAGTATAGTCAATAAGAGAGGAATGAATATGAAAAAGATTTTATTTGCGACAATGATGTTTGCTACTACTATTGGTAATGCAAATGCATTTGAGTTTCAAACAAACAACGATACATTCGTAACAGCTATAATTAATCAGATTGTTACTCAACAAGTGGAACAGACTTTTGGTTCGCAGTCTACCTCACAAATTGGTGATGGTAAACACGTTATTATTAGAACCCAAGATGTTATTAAAACTGGTAAAGTTTCAAGGTGTTGGACAAGTACTATCTACAATAGTCAAGGCACTCCAATGCCACAAGTTGTTTGTTACTAAGAGGTTACAATGTTTGAAGGTGTAAAAGAATACAAAGTTTCCGACTATCTGATGTTTGATGATAGTCTGAAAGGAAGTGAGTACGGTGGTGAAATTGATTTTGATAATGGATACGGACTATCTATTGTAAAGCATAAGAGTTCTTATGGCGGTACAAAGGGTCTGTTTGAAATCATGTTGACTAGGAATGGCAATCCGTATTCACTTCCACCCTTTACAGAAGATGGGGATACCGTAAAAGGTTTCCTCACAAAAGAAGAAGTCGATATTATTATCAGTGATGTAGAACTACTTCCGGCTACAGTTTAAATCAATCTCCTCTCTGACTACTGACCCCTTTACGGTATAAATACTGTAAAGGGGTTTTCTTTATGTCAAATACATTATCATATTTTATGGGTCGAGATGGTTTTACTTGGTTCATTGGCGTTTGTGAGGATAGAGATGATCCAAAAGCATTAGGACGTATTCGTGTTCGTTGTTTTGGATATCATACAGATGACTTGCAAAAGATACCAACACAAGATTTGCCTTGGGCTCATGTCATGCTTCCGCCGACTGCACAAGTTGGTGCATTCCATAATATCAAACCTAGTGATTGGGTATTCGGTTTCTTTCGTGATCCAGACTATCTGCAAGAACCTGTTGTCATGGGTGTCATGCCAGGCATTCCAGCCGCAGCCGCAGATCCATCAAAAGGATTCAATGATCCCAATTCACCAGACGCACCAGAACCCCAAGCAGAAAAATATAAGAAAGACCCAGACTTCGGCCCATACCCTACAAGGAATGGTAAGGCAGATACTTCACGTTTAACTTCTGGTTTACTAGAAGCGCATCCAGAGATAGCGGAACGTGATGAAGCATTCACTAGTGAAGTTCCTATCGCAAACGAGAAAATGATTCTTCAGAATGCAGATGACAAAATGTCTATTACATCTAATCCGCCTGTAGATACTGCTGCGAACTGGACGGATAAACTAGCAACTAATATAGACTTCACTGCAACCTCATGGAAAGAACCAATTACTACGGACGATTCGATTCGTGGTAAGGATGCAACTGGAAAGAATCCAGAGACACAAGAAGATAGAGTTCCCCCATATAAAAGACGGAACACGGAGTATCCGTATAATCATGTTCTTGAAACAGAAAGTGGTCATATCAGAGAATATGATGATACACCTTTTGCAGAGCGTATCTATGAGAAACATAGAAGCGGAACATACTACGAGATTGACTCTGACGGAAATAAAGTCACTCGTGTTGTAGGACAGAACTATGAGATTATCGCAGGCTCCAACTTTGTAAATGTAAAGGGAGATGTGAACCTAACGATTGATGGTAATGCAAAGACATACATCAAGGGAGATTGGAATATTCAAGTGGATGGTAATAAGAAAGAAGTAGTAAAGGGTGACGTATCGGAAGAGTATGGTTCAAATGCTATAGCAGCATTCCACTCTACTACGGTAACAGGATTTAGAACCAAGACTATTCTTGGACTTGAGAATGAAAACGTGGTTGGTGTTGTCGCTCATGTGTATGGTGGACTTAAAACGGAAACTGTTGGTGGTAACTCTACGTTGGGTATCACTGGTAACTATGACGTTGATGCTTCAAGGATTGATCTAAACTAATGAAGGGCGAATTTGATATTACAATTGATGGTGTTGTTCATAGGTATACAAATTATAACGATATACCTATGGTATTTGATAACCTCATAAGATTTGAACCAGAAGTTATTCCAGAACCACATACAGAAGAACAACATGAGATAATGGAATCTTACAACGATAAATTAAAAGAACTAATGCAAAGGGAGACACGATAATGCCAGCAGCAACTAGAGTTGGTGACGCAGATGTTCCTCACTGTTCTGGAATGGTCAGAGCAGTAGGGAGTGGTAACGTATTTGTAAACGGAATACCTTGGAGTAGACAGGGAGATGTAAATACAGGTCATCTTTTACCGCCTGCACCTTGTCCAGGCCATTCTGCTCCTATTGCGTCTGGTTCTTCAACAGTATTTGTAAACAATAAAGGAGCCGGAAGAATTGGTGACGGTATTAGTGGTTGCACTTCTGTGGCTGCTGGTTCATCAAATGTTTTCGCTGGAGGATAACAATGTATGAGTATAGATGTAAGGTAGTTCATATCGTAGACGGTGACACCGTTGATGTGGATATCGACTTGGGGTTTGGTGTATGGATGAAGAAACAAAGAATTCGTATGTACGGTATCGACACACCAGAATCACGCACCAGAGATTTAGAAGAAAAGAAGTATGGATTGGCTGCAAAGAAGTTCATCACAGATATGTTAGATGATGATGGTGGAATTGTTCTCAAAACATATAAGGATGCAGAAGGAAAGTTCGGCCGTATTCTTGGAGAACTATGGAGAACCACAGACTATGCTGACAAATCAATCAATGACTATATGATTGAGAAACGTCATGCTGTTCCATATTACGGTCAATCAAAAGAAGAAATTCAAGAGCAACATATCAAGAATAGAGAGTTCCACAATCTATAAGTTTCGTTATAAATAGATTGAGGAGATATTAAATGGCAGCAAACCCTACAGCATTTAGAGATGCAGAATCAACTAATGATTCAGATAGAAATGCTCAGATATATAAAGATATAAATCTGAACTTCTCTAAACATCCTATCACTGGCGATATTAGTAAACTTACTAATGTTGAGGCTGTCAAGCGCAGTGTTCGTAATCTTGTGAACACAAATTTCTATGAGCGTCCATTCCATCCAGAGATTGGTTCTGATGTAAGATCAATTCTTTTTGAACCAGTATCTCCATTGATTGCAGATGTTCTTAAAAGATATGTTGAGGATGTTATTAATAACTTTGAACCAAGGGCAGAACTGATTAGTGTTATTGTAAGCCCAGACATTGATAGAAACGCTTATGGAGTTACGATAGAGTTCTATCTTGTAAACTCACCTAGTGGGTTGCAGAGTGTAAACTTATTTTTAGAGAGACTAAGATAAATGGCAACAAAATTACAAGTCACTGAGTTGGACTTTGATGATATCAAAACCAACCTAAAGACATACATGAAAAATCAGACAGAGTTTTCAGATTACAACTTTGAAGGTTCTGGACTTTCCACACTTATTGATTTACTCGCATACAATACTCACTACTTGGGTATGAATGCAAACATGGCAATCAACGAAGCGTTTCTTGATACTGCAACTCTTAGGTCTTCAGTAGTCTCTCATGCAAAGACTTTAGGTTACACTCCTCGTTCTGCTCGTGCTCCAGTTGCTTACATTGATATTCTTGTCAACGATACAAATAC